AGTTTATGAAGCTAGTCGTGCCATCTATGATGAAAAAAGAAGAGAAGATTTTTTTGCTAGACAGTTAGCAGCTAGAACACCTTATGCCAACTTTGTAAGATACGCTAAACGATTACCTGGTGATCTCTTGGATATGATTGGTCAAGATAAAGGTGAACAGTTTAGACAAAAACGTGATTTAAAAGTAAGAAAAGGAGACAAAGCTTTTGGTATGGATGTATCAGGACCAAATGAGATTGCTGGAGCAAGTGAACTTAGAAAATATCTAAATCAACTTTCGGAAACTATACCTGGTTATGGTGCTGGTCGTCCTTACATGAGAGAACACATAACTAATGAACCAATCTTATATCCCGAAAAAGCAGGGCCAGATTTATTTAACTTTGTTAGAAAAAGTCAAAGTAAAAACCATCCTATATTTAGTGCTTTAGCTAAAATTGCAAAACCTTTAAGAGAACCATCTGATGTTATTACTGGTAGTGCTACTAACAGTCAAATAGAACCATATAGATTATCATCAAATGAATATGCTGAATTAAGAAAGGTTGTAAATAACCATATTCCAGCATCACAAGAATATGGCAACAATAATCTTAATGATGCTTTGAAGTTATATCTTAAGAGTAAACATTACAAAAATAATATTGCAATAGTTGAACAAAATGGTGTTGAAGATTCACCAATCGCAGTAGACAAGATATACGATAAGTTAAGAGATATAAACAACTATTACATTGAGGAAGGAGAAAATGAGTGGATAAGAAATTCGGGAACAGGTAGAATAGGAGAACAGAAACAAAAAAAACGTGACACTCAACTCAAGTACCGAAAAGACCTTCAATCACTATCTTCTGACTAATCATGGCTACTAACACTGCTGCATCTTTTACAAACCACACTGGTAACGGTTCTGCCGGTCCTTTTAGTATCTCTTTCTCCTATCTATCAGAATCAGAAGTAGATGTTACTGTCGGTGGTGTACTAAAAACCATAACCACCCACTATACATTTACCAGTGGTACACAGATAACATTTACCAGTGGTAATGAACCTGCTAATGGTGTTGCTATTAAGTTTCAAAGAGATACAGATATAAGTTCTAAAAAGGTAGATTTTGTTGATGGTAGTGTTTTGACAGAAACAGATTTAGATACTAATACTGAACAACTATTATTCGGTCTGCAAGAAGTAACAGATTTTACTAATGAACAACTTTCATCTATTTCTAATTCATTAAAAGTTTCTGTTAACAATACAGTAGATTCTGGTTCTGTTACTGGTGCTGTAGAAAGAACTCTTACAGACAAACTAGCTGATATAGTTAATGTTGCTGATTTTGGTGCTAAAGGTGATGGTGTTACTGATGACACCTTATCATTACAAAACGCTATAAATTTTTGTATTACTAATAGTGGTAAAGAATTACAGTTAAACGCTGGTGTTTATGTTCTTACACAAAATTTACTTGCAACAATAGACGCGCAATTTGAACAATTACATATTAAAGGTAATGGTAATGTAATTTTTAAATGCATACCTACATTAACAACTTTATCTACAATTGCGATTGCAAATAAAAATACAGGAGCTATTAATACTAGTACTGATGTTGATTTTTCTAGTGTAGTAGGCAACGTATCAATTCAAGCCTCAAATTCTAGTGCTAGTGGAAATAGTGGTGGATTTAATACAGGACAAAATTATATTTTGTTTTCAGAAGCTGGTTCTGGTAGTTCTTCATCAGGATCTGAAAGATCAATTGCTTTTGCACCTATAGATGCTAGTAATTTAGGTGGCAATGGAAAAGTAACAAGAATAGAAATAGATGCAATTGTTGGTACAGACAATAATGGTGGTGAGTATCCAGATGTTAGTACTCCTGCCGCAGATGGAGAATACCTAGAATTACGTTACAGCACAGATAATGGTGCAAATTTTAATTTAATTGGACAAATAATACCAATTCAAGATAAGACTTTAATGTCGCAAACAGTTACGCAATATTTTATAGATATACCAACTGCTGCACAAGGATCTAATGTAATCTTTCAATTACATCAACCAGATAATACAGGTGTTGATCATTATGGTATTACAAATATTAGATATTTAAATTTAAGTGCTGATAATTTTTTAGATGTAACCATAACATCTAATCATTATGCCTCTGGTTATTCAACAGGTGCGCCAAGATTTAGTATAAAAAATATTGAATTTGCTTATGCCAATCAAACACAAAGCGTATTAGCAACAGGTATCAATTTAAAAGGTAGTAATATAACAGGACAGCATACACAGTTATGTGTAATAGAAAATTGTCAATTTGTACCTTGGACAAACACTGCCAATAGTGCTTTGTTTGAATCGTTTTTTAGTGCAGCAGTAAAAATAAATGATTTACATGAAGTATCTTTTAAAAATTGTTCTTTTTATGGTGAATTTGATCCAGAAGGAACGACACCTATAAATAACGTTTTTGGTAGAACAGCCGGAACTGTAAATGGTCAGTCTGGAATTTCTGTATTTATTACTTCTACTGATAATACAAAAAAATTAGGAAATTATTATTTTGATACCTGTACTTTTTTATATGGTTTATATGGTATATACAATGGGCCTTATGCTTTTAGTCTTTATATAAATAATTGTTTATTTCAACAAATGACTACTGGTATTTACATTGATACCATAGATACAAATGTTGATACTACTTTTGTTAATGGATCAGTATTAAGAATAACTAATAGTGTATTTAGTAGTGAAACAAAACAATCAGACCCACCACTAGCTACTAATGCTTTAAATAGTCATTATTGCGTAATCACTAGTGGTTCATTAGACATACAAATAGCTAATTCTCTTTTTGTTTCTGGTGCAAATTTAAATTCAAATCCTACAGGAGCAAGATCTAGAGGATGTCTTTATTTATCTGATAGCGGAAGAATTAACATAAGTGGAAATAACTTTATATCTGTAGGTGCTGGTGCTAATAATACAAATATCTATAGCTACGCAAACTATAAAAATACAGGAATCGTAATTGATAATCCTAATGTTTCTAGTACAAGTGTAGACAGTCTTATACAAGGTAATAATTTTTATGGATTTGCTAGTGCTTGGGCTGCTGTTTATTTAACTTCTACTAGTAAAGAAATTCAATGCTATGCAGAATTAAATGTGTTTAACGATTGTGGAAATAATATTTATAACTTAGGCACAAATAATATTACATCTTTACCATCAACCTCAACCACACTAGATGCCTTAACAAATGTAACCTTATCAAGCCCTTCTAACGGTCAAGTACTTAAATACAATGGCTCTGCGTGGGTAAATGGCACTGATGCCAGTGGTGCTGGAGCAACAGATTTAAGTTACACAGCTAACGGAACATCATTATATGTTAACTCATCTACTGGTAATAACGTTTCTCTACCTGCTGCAACTACATCAGCTTGGGGTGTGATGACAGATGAAGATAAAACAAATTTAGATGCTAATACAGCTAAAGTTACTAACGCAACTCATACAGGAGATGTAACTGGAGCAACAGCTTTAACAATAGCTAATGATGCAGTAACCACAGATAAGATAGCTGATGATGCAGTAACAGCAGATAAATTAGCTAATTCCATAAATACAGAGATAGCAGCAAATACCGCAAAGGTTTCTAATGCCACCCATACAGGTGATGTGACAGGTGCTACTTCTTTAACTATTGCTAATGATGCTGTTACAACAGATAAAATTAATTTAATATCTACATCTTCTGTACCTAGTTTGGAAGCAAAAGGTGATGGAAGTTCACAAGATGGTTATATACAATTAAATTGCTCGCAAAACAGCCATGGTATAAAACTTAAATCCCCACCACATTCTGCTAATGCAAGTTATACCCTTACATTTCCTAATACGGATGGTAATGCTAATCAGGTATTAAAAACTGATGGATCTGGTGGTCTCGACTGGGTAGATCAAACAACAAATACAGACACAACTTATTCTGCTGGTACTGGCTTAACACTTACTGGTACTACATTTTCTGTTGATACTTTAAATCAAAACACAACAGGGTCTGCTGCAACATTAACAACACCAAGAGCTATTAATGGCGTTAACTTTGATGGTTCTGCTGATATAACAATAGCTGACTCAACTAAAATGCCGCTTGCTGGTGGTACGTTTACAGGTCTAGTTAATTTTAATAATGGAATAGACCTTGCAAACTTATTAAAAGAAGGAGTGAATATAACTGCTGGCAAGTTAAGTGATAATACAAATATTGATTTAGAAGATGGCATGGTACATCTTTTTACTACAGCAGAAACAACTACATCTACACCTAATATTAGAGTTAGCAGTTCTACTACTCTCGATTCTAGTATGAGTGTTGGAGAAGTTATATCAGTTACTATTATCACAACTGCTGCTGCTGCTGGTTATTCTGCACAGTTAACAATTGATGGTGCTGCGGTTACAGAAAACTGGATAGGTGGTTCTGCTCCCTCAGATGGCGGTTCAAGTGGTGTTGACATTTATGGTTACACTATCATTAAGACGGCATCAGCTACATTTACTGTAATTGGTAATCAAAGTAAAACATCATAAACAATGAAACAAAACTTTTGGACTTATAATAAACCTTTATCAATGCAAGGTTTAGGTGGTGGTGCTAACTCACTAAACCTAAAATCTAGTGGTGGAGGTGAAGTCATCTTACCTAATGCTGGAAACGTTAATGGTAATGCACAACAACAAGAAATAACAATATCAAACTTTATTTCTGCTGGACAAACACTAAAAATTCCTTCTGGTCTTTATATATGGTCAGATAACACAAGTAATCCAGCTTTAACTGTAGATATTGCATGCACAATTATAAACGAAGGTATCATTATGGGTCGTGGTGGTAATGGTGGTTCAACGGTTTCTGGGTCACAAGCTGGAAATGATGGAGGATCAGCAATTAAAATCAACAGTGGTGTCACTGGAGTTACCATAACTAACAATTCAGGTGCTTACATCTTCGGTGGCGGTGGCGGTGGTAGTTCTGGTTTTATTTCTTTAGAAAGTTGTGGCGGTGGCGGTGGTGCTGGCGGTGGAAAAGGTGGTCGTGGTAGTGAAGAAACCACATTAACTGCTGGAGGTGCTATCGGTGCAAATGGTAGTAGCAGTCCTCGTACTTATGGAGGCGTTGGCGGTGAAAATGGTGGAAGTGGTGGCTCGTCTAATAATGACAACTCTACAACAGATGGTGGGGCTTCTGGCGGGGGAGGAGGTAGATCAACTAGCTTCGGTAGTGTGTCCGCACCAACTGTAAGTGGAGGTACGTTTGCAAGTAGAGGTGGTTATGGTGGAAGTCATAATAGCACTGGTGGAAATGCAACTGGAGGTTTATCAGCATCTTTTCGAGGTGCTGGCGGTGGTGGCGGTGGCTATGGTGCAAATGGTGGAGTAGGAAAGTATGGGAATACTGTAGGTTCTGGAGGTAAAGCAATAGATGATAGTGGCGTAACATACACTCTTACTAACAATGGCACAATTTACGGAGGTACATAATGTCAACTAAATATTATTATGTAAATAGTAAATATAATACAGAAAATGAAGCTCAAGATGCTGCAAAAGCACTTTCTGTTCGTATGCAAAACAATCCTACTGACTGGATATCTGTAAAAGAAATAACTGGTAATAATGAGACAGGATGGGTAATCTATCCAACATTATTAACAGATGCAGAAATACTAAATCCAGATACAAGTAAAACTTATACTTGTTTTAGTCAATACAGTGGCGAAAATGTAATTCCAGTTAGTGCGACAGAATTAACTATAAAAAGTAGTGAATACAGGAAAATTTACGGGCAATTTTGGAACGTAAACACTATTGAAAAATTTGAAGATGATGTCGATTTTGAAGGTGATGGCAATAACGTACCTGCAACCGTATTTATAACCCCAACCACTGATATGTCAGAATATATCTAGCTAAGAATAAAAGCTGCTGTTACACTATAAGAAACACAGTATATATTTATGGCTCGTAAAACGATTGAAGAATTAAAACAACAAATACAAATTCTAAAAAAAAATCAAGAAGAAGCTATACAGGTTGCTAACAATTGTCGTGACCAAATTATGCGTGTTGAAGCTGTTTTAGCAGATAGAGCAGAGGCCGAAACCGAAAAAAAGTCTTTTGCGAAATAATAGAAAAGCAGTGTAAATGCTGCGGTAAAGTGTTTGCTACAACAGAGCAAAGAAGAAAGTATTGTTCAAATGCTTGTAAAACAAGGTTTTATCGTAGAAAAAAAGCTACTTAGTTTCGGTAGTCATTTGCCTTGTCATTAAACTCATAGTGACGTATAAAGGTGACAGAGCTACAATTAGTAGTAACACAAGCACACTTGTAAATGAAAGTGCTTTAAGTATCGCAAATTTAATCATGTTTCAAAAGATCGCTAACGCTTTATCCATTTTATCATTCGTTCTTATAAGCACAACTTTAGGAGCTTCGTATTTCGGTTATAAATACGTCACATCTGAGCAGTTTAAATCCAAACTTATGAAAGAGGTTATGAGTAATGTCTCTGGACTTTTACCAAATGTATTAGATAAAGGTTTACCAGAGATGACAGGGCCATCTTTACCTGCAACGTCTTTACCTAAATTCTAATTCTGTATGAATACTAATATTATTTTTAAAGGAGTAGCAGTAGGACTTGGTACTGCTTTTGTATCTTCTCAGTTTTATGCAATAAATTTATTAGCTACAAAACCTCGCTTACCTATGTTTGATTTGCCTGTTAGTAAATATTCTACTTATGAGATTGAAGCTGATATGCAAGGTTATAGAATTAGACATCGTATGCACGACCCAAGGATTATTGCTTCAATGGAGACCAGTAAAAAACCAGCAGGGTTCTTAGGAGCAAGTAAGGCTTTATCTACTAAAGAAACACAAAAAGTAGCTGGAGAAAAAGATGTAGCAGTTATAAATGGTGGTGAACTTACAGCAAAGCAAATAGCCTGTATAAAAGAAAGGGCTAAAGGTGAGTCAACTGGAGAATTAATTGGTACATCAGTGGCTACTGGAACTGGGTTATCAACAACATTATCAGGAGTACCAGTAATAGGTTGGTTTTTGAGTGGCTTTGCTACAAATCAAGCAAGAAGAGAAGGTGGTAAGATCGGAGGTAATATGGCTTCTGATTTCAACGATTGTTAATGCCCACGATTAAAGTTCCTGAGATAAAAATACCAAAAGTAAATATACCAGAAACACCTTATATTCCTGAGACTGTTTTGATAGGAGAGAACCCTGCTTGTGATTTAACTAATAGAGATATAGAACTATCAGAAAATCCAACTATAATTTTTCATGGCAGAAAGGCTTATGCTACTTGTCCAAATGGTCAGGCAATTAGTGGCACACAACCAATTAAAACTCAACCAGAACCTAAAACATTTAGACCTATTGTTTATGATGCACAGGACACTATAGAAACAGAAGGTACATATAATTTTCAGCAAAAAGCAAGTGGAGTAAATATTAATTTAGGACAAAAAGAAGCAGAAAAAGAAATTGAGCTAGTACCCTGTCCACCAAAAAACGCACCCTATAGATCAGGGGATTGGCGTAATGAGCTTAGATTAGAAAGGCTGGTAAAATATGAGCGTGGGTTATTGGAGGGTTCTTGTGACGCAATCTGGGAAGAAGTACCGTTTGTGGACCAATACATACCAACGGCTAGCGTTGTTGTCTCTACTGCTGTTATCGCTAGTGTGGCTGCGACTACACCTGTTATTCTCCAGCTTGTAAAACCCCTAGTAAAAAATGTAATTAAAAAGCTGACAAAGAAAAAAGAAAAACCTAATCAACCTTAAGCTTATGAGTATGTGGTAATACTTGATTTGGAACGCTAGTCAATACAACATTTTTACAGCTAACAGCATCTTCTCCTACATACTTAACACCGAGCTTAAGCTGCTGGCTACAGATAGAAAGCCGATTGAGATTAACCTCTAGCTTTTTTGCTTGTAAAAGAAACTCTTGATATTTTCTATAAGTCTGGGCTGCCTTCAAGCACTCATCATTGAATCGTTTTCCTAATGGTACTTGTAGACTTATAGTTGCTCCATATGAAAAGTTATGATTTATTTGATCTAATCTTTCTTGCTCTGCTACGTAAAGTATTTCACCTGGATTTATTAGCTGACCAGTTTCACTATCTTTTGCTTGGTTATATATATTTGTTCTTTGTATAGTACTTCTAGGACTGTTGTAATATTCTCCTTTTGTTATGAACGGATTAAAGCTTAAAGTAGGTGTTTGGCATTGAATACCATTGCTATATCTATGAGTTGGGAAAGATCCGCTTATACTTTGAAAACCTTGATTTACTATTGTCGATTGGGTACTCGACTGGGGATTAGATATAGTAGTTTCTGCGTAAACAGGACTACCAAATAAAAGTCCTATTGAAACAATGTGACCGAAGTTTGAGTAGTTTCTATTGTCTGTGAGCGATTTATAATTGAAACTGCGTCTAAACCAGGAGCCAGGAAGTTTTCGGTCAGACTGAACGCTTCTGCCTCGTTTACGATCTCGAATTGAGGCTTTGTTGTTAGGTCTGGTGTTATCCATTCAAAATTAACTGCACCTGCATTTCCTGTATTCTGACTTGTTGTGTATGTTGCTTCAGGAGAAATAACAGTGCCATCTTTGATTTTGATGTTAGATCCTGTAACTGAGTACGCATAGCCTGAGTTATAGTTTTCAGTAATAATAACTTCATCTATTTTTGAAACACTCCTTGAGTTGCTTTGAATTTGGTTCGCACCAAATCTTGGCGTATTAGCAAAAGCATTAGGACTTAAAACAACAAGTAGACATACCCACCATTTCATCAATCAAGGCCAAGAGTAATAGTTGATTGTAGTGTGGCTGTAGTACCAGCACCCATATCAGCTAGGCTTACTGTAAGACCTTGTCCAGAATCAAGTGTTATAGCTACAGAACCAGGATCGCCTCCAGATACGATTGTATATGACCCCAAAAGAGGAATGGCACTTATACCATCAGTAACTTGTGCTGAGGTTGTACTTGTACTATCCGCTTGAAGGTACGTTTCACTCACTGACCATGCATTTCCTGCGTCTGTGACCGTAAATGAAGTATCGTAGTCAACAGTAGGAACTCCGTTAGTAATACCAGCATCTGCTAAATCAAGAGAACCTATCTGACCAGCTACAGTATTAGCTTTTGGTGTTACGTTTGTACCTGCAACACTTATCGAAGCACCAATGCGTTCAGATGTAGCACTAGCACCTAGAGTAGATACGCTTGCTACAGATTGGATTGAGTGAGTGATGTCTGCAAAACTAGCTGTTGGAAATGCTAGTAAAAGCAAGGGTAATAGTTTTTTCATTTTTTAGGATCAACAATTTCCGCACCAATAATTTTAATTGGTGTCTCTATTCTAACTGTTTGATACGATCCTGACTGTGACGCTAGTAACGCTTCTACTTCTTTCTTGTTTAGAGGCTTTTCGTCAGGTTTAAACGTACCATCTCCACGTTTCTTAGCACCTTCTAAACCAAACGAAGCTAATGCACCTGTCAGCAAAGAAGCTGGAAACGTTATATCTTTTGGTTCGTTACTGTAACCAGGAAGTGTAATGTAGTTAAGGGATACTATGAAGCCACTCCAAGCGACAACACTGAGTCTCACGATTACAGATATAAAAGCTAGTTGCTCTTCCTTATCAGTAATGTTCTCCTTCAGTTTTTGAAGGGGGCCTTTCTTTTCTTTTTCGTCCATACACCTTTTTTCTGTCATAATAGGCATAAATAGAGGATTTGAAAAGTGATTGAACTAGCAGCAGCAGTTGGTGGGGCTTTATTAACAGCTTGTTTTGTTTCTGTTGGCTCTATTTCTTACAGAGGAAGACAATCAAGAGATGACCTTGTGCGTAACACAACAGCTATAGAATTATTAACAAATAAGATTGATACCATGCACGATGACATGAGAGAAATATTTCACCGACTAAAAGAAGTAGAGCTAAGTGTTGTTGAATTAAAACCTAAAAGATAAGAAAAAGTCCTACTTGGGGAGAATAGGACTTATTGACTTGTGTGAGGAGTCAAGCCAAGATTAGCAAATCAGTACATAATGTAAAGAGTAGTATATTTTTTCCTATGCTTGCCCTGTTAAAACCAATCATTTTTACCTTTCTCAAGTCCAAAGCAATTCGTCAACTTGCACTTGATCTTGTTCGTGCCTGTGTAACAAAAACAGACAATGATGTCGATGATAAATTATGCGATATGTTGGAGAAAGCACTCTTCCCAGGCAAATGAATCACAAAGAATTTTTTGAGATTCTTATTGGTAAACCACCTCTTGAAGTTGAACTTGAAATAGAGATGAAATGTAGAGAGGTGGATGAATTACCTGAAAGTATTATGAAAGCATATTCGTTTGCGTTGGTAAAAGAAAACCGACTGCAAGATTTGCTTATCATGGCTGCTATGCAACGCATACAAGACACTGAAATTAAACTGATGCGATATGAAATGGCAGAACATCATCGGACAAAAAATCTTAAACAAAAAAAGAAATATAAAAAGAAAACTTTACTCGACAGATTCAAGACTATGTTGAGCGTGTTCTGATGATCTTTTATCATCCCATAAGACTTTGTAATAGTATTTTTTAACACCAACCTTATTAACTCTTGTAAGGGCTTCTGTGATGCTTCCTCTTTTTATTTTGTACTTATTAGAAAATCCTGTTGTAAATTTTCTTATGACACGATCATCAATGTTAAACCGTTGACCTATTAACGCATTGGGCATAATTTGCTAAAAAATAGTATATTAGTTTCAACAGACATTGTACCTATGGCAGATAACAAGAAAATAAAATTATTAGAAACTCTTCATACAGTTCTTATTCGAGAACTTTTAGGACGTATAGAAAGCGGAGAAGCAAAACCAGGTGATCTTAACGTAGCTAGACAACTTCTCAAGGATAATGGTATCGAGTGCATACCAACAGAGAAGAGTCCTATGGAAGATCTTATGTCAAACCTTCCAGACCTTGATGTAATACCTAGCATTGAAAGATAATTGCAACCTTTACCAGAAAAACTACAAGACTTTAGATATTTCCTGATCATTACTTGGCGACATCTTAACCTGCCAGATCCTACACCTGTTCAGTTAGACATAGCTGAATACTTACAATACGGTCCTAGAAGAAAAATCATACAGGCTTTTAGAGGTGTAGGTAAAAGTTGGATTACTTCTACCTACGTTGTGTGGAAACTACGGATGAATCCACAACTAAAGTTCCTTGTTGTCTCTGCAAGTAAGGATAGAGCAGACAACTTTAGTACATTTACCATGCGTCTTATAAACGAGATGCCGATATTAGCTCCACTACGTCCAGAAGACGCTCAGAGAAACAGTAAAATTAGTTTTGATGTTGGCCCTGCTCAAGCTGATCATGCCCCTTCTGTAAAGTCTCAAGGTGTTCTAGGACAAATGGCTGGTAGTAGAGCAGATGAGGTAATTGCTGATGACGTAGAAGTACCAAACAACAGCTTTACCCAACCGATGAGAGACAAGTTAAGTGAAGCTGTAAAAGAATTTGATGCAATCCTTAAACCTAACGGTAAAATAACCTTTCTTGGTACACCACAAACAGAACAATCTTTATATCTAACTCTAGAAGAACGTGGATATACAACTCGCATCTGGACTGCACGTTATCCAGACCTTAAAAACAACTATGGAGATAGACTAGCTCCTAAGTTAGCCAAAAGCCTTCAAGAAGAGCTTGTAAAGCCTAAAGATCCTGTTGACCCAGAAAGATTCACTGCAATAGATCTAATGGAACGTGAGGCCTCCTATGGACGTTCTGGGTTCTCTCTACAGTTCATGCTTGATACTTCGTTATCAGACCAAGACCGTTACCCTCTTAAGCTTTCAGACCTAATAATATCTTCAGTAAACCCAGATCATGCACCAGAAAAGGTAATTTGGTCGTCCTCTCCCGAATATGTCATCAAAGAACTTCCTTGTGTAGGGTTTAACGGTGATCATTTTTACCGACCTGCCCAACAATTCGGTGATTGGATTGAATATACAGGAGCAGTAATGTTTGTTGACCCCTCTGGTAAGGGTAAAGATGCTACAGGTTATGCCGTAGTAAAAATGTTAAACGGTAATCTATACGTCCCTGACGCAGGTGGTCTAAATGGTGGTTACTCTGATGCAGTATTAACAACTTTAGCCAAGATAGCCAAGGCCAATAAGGTAAATACCATACTCGTAGAATCAAACATGGGTGGAGGTATGTTTGCAGAACTCCTAAAACCATTCCTTATGAGGTATCACCCCTGTGAAGTCAAAGATGTACGCAATACAAAGACTAAAGAACTACGCATAATAGACATCCTTGAACCTGTAATGAACTCTCACAGGCTAATAATCGACAAAAAGGTAGTAGAAAAAGACTATAGATCTAATCCTAACGAAGCTCCAGAACGCAAACTTAAGCTACAACTCTTCTATCAAATGTCTCGTATTACAAAACATAGAGGTTCTCTAGTACACGATGACATCCTTGATGCTCTTTCAGGAGCAGTAGCTTACTGGACTGAATATATGGCTCAAGATGAAGACAGAAATATAAGATCTCGTAAAGATGAATTACTTTCCGCTCACCTTGATAACTGGGGTTCTTATCTTAATAACTCCGTTACTCAAGCAGCCATGGGGATGACTCATAAACAGATAAGTAATTCTAATACCTCCACCGATGGTTTCATAAATAATTCTTATTAGGGCGTAGTAGTGGATAAACTTGGGGGGGATAAAGGGGGGGTTCATGCGGTTAGATAACCACAAAAGATACGGCCACAGTCATAGAAACACACAAAGTCACAGAATCCTCCACAGAATTACAGCCAACAGCATTACCCATTAGACTAATAACCATAGGTCTCTATACAATAGACCTACTAAAGACCCCTATAGATCACTTCTGGGCAGATCTATAGGGGTTCTTTTAGTTATCTTATAGATAACCTATAGGTGTCTACTAAATAATTTTGAAACAAAAATTTGAAGGGTTTACGCATATATACATATTTTATTTTTCCCCATATAGGTCTAGTTTTTTGTAGAAATAAAGCTATATATAGAGTTTTTTATTAGTAGTACTGTCATGTGGACAGAACTACAATATAGATACTGACTAGGTTCCTGAACTAATTAATAGTATCTTGGACAGAATTGGACAAATAATTGGACTATGGGGCGGGATATAGGGTCTATTGTTACATTTTATTAAGTTTATTTGTATTTATTATTTATCGGTGGCCGTCCTATAGCATCCTATGTAGTAGGACTATCTAAATAGTTCTAGCCCTAGAACCTATTAACCAAATGATTACTAAAGAAAGAACTCAAGTAGTAGAAGGAATGTGTATTAAGACAAAGTACATAGGACCAACTGACTACAAGGGAACCAGGATTAAAGCAATCCACAAGAGAGACAGTGAAAGAACCTGGACTAAAACTATTAGTTGGGACTATTCATTAGAAGCAAAAGAAAACCATTTAGAAGCAGCTAAAGAATTAATTGCAAGTTGGGACATGAACGAGTTCTATCCTGATATGAAGATTGTTTCTTGTGGTTGGGACCATGAACATTATTACTTTATTGTTTCTTAGAAAATCCCTTAAAGGGTCTACGGACCTTTTAAAGGGTTCTCTTAATAAAAGAACCTTAGTAGTTCTTTAGAGCTACAAACACCGCCCAGTTATTAATTATTAATTATGTCTGATGACAAATACGACTACGAAGCAGAGTTAAAAGCTGCTAAACGTGCAGAGATTGAGAGACTGTATTTTGAAATGGAGCTTACAAATGAACAGCTACTAGCAGAATACAAAGCCCTTGATATTAAAGAAGAAGACAAGCCTAATTAATTTTAGGCTTCTTTCTTTTTATTTTTTTTATTGTTGTTAGTTGCTTATTATCCTTAGCAAAATCTTTAATGAACCCTTTAAGAATTTTTTTAGTTGAATTTTTAACAGGTTCTTTATGAACCTAGTCCCAGTTATTTTTATTATTAAATGATTACCAAAATTAAAGACAATGAACAGGCATATCTTCATGCCTTAGTACTTGCTGTTACCGCACCTAATGATGCCCTGTCTTTAGAGTGCCAGCATATAGCTGAATCTATAGGCTCTCAGCTAACAGAAAAGCAAAGAGAGTTATGTAAAAAGGGTGTTGAAGTATGTATGGAGTATCTAAAATGAAACTTTGTACTAATCAGAGTATCCCTTTGGAATATTTAAAGGGAGCTTGTATCTTTTTATCCGATGAGGATGAGGGGAGGTATATAAAAGATGTGTGTGTAGACCTGGAGAAACATTCTATTATCTTGATTGATGATGAGGGTAATGGGATGTACTGGGAAAGCTTACGCAATGCGTCTATCCAATTCCAGGGGGGTAGATAGATGAGCCAGCATACTATCTCTATGTCTTGTCGAATAGATGAGCTACCAGAAGAACATCAGGTAACTATTGTTCATTTAGTTAATCATCTTGCAAGTTTACCTGGGGCATATCAAACAAATGCTATGGCTAGGCTTTCAAGGATAGCTGTAGAAAATCCTTGGCAAGATGACATAGAAGGTCTTGAGAAATTTCCTATGGAGGAAGCTGATGTCTGATTATCCTTACAATCTTACAGCCATAGCTACGCATTTAAGGGAGCTATCTTTATCTATTGCTAAGAAATTAGACATAAGTGAGGATGATGCCTGGGATCTTTGCATTGAAAAACTAGAATCTAAGTTTTCATCAATGAAAAGGGAGGATGACAAATGAGTTATTCAATAAGAACCAGGTTGCATCATTGGATTGAACAATGCCCTTGTACTAATTTTTTAGTAAAGAATAAAAAAGAACAAGAACAAGTTGATGGTGTTTGGTATGACGTTGTTGTGGTTGAATGTCTTGTAAAAGCAGAGGATCAACAATCTTTACCTCATACTCCTACAGATACATCCGAAAAAGCTTTGGATGCCATGCAGCAGAGGATTCTTGACAGGTTGGAGGATCAAAAATGATTATCTGTCCTAACTGCGGTGGTTCTTCTACTGAAGTGAACACACAAAAACCTAGACAGGCTGCTTACATCTGGAGAAGTAGAACTTGTAAGGATTGTGGTAAGACTTTCAGCACACGAGAATACACCTTAGAAGATCTTGGTAAATTAATTAATCAGGATAGTAATTTAGTTACTGATCAAGTTAATGACATTATTGAAGATCTATCTGAACTTATATCTAACCATGAGAAACATTGATGACAAACGTAGTAAACCTTACGAAGTACAGACATGATCGTGACAAAGCGATTGATGAACGTATTGAGAACGCTGAACGCAGAATCAAAGAACTACATCTATTGATTTACTCATGGAAGTTGTTGAAACATGAGTAAACAACAACAGGTAGAAGAAGAAATGTGTGGTCGTGGCTATGATTCACGCCAAAGAAAAGTCCAGTTAAATATATCCAAGGGTAAAGAGTCTGAAAATGATTATGCAAGAAGCATGATTGAAGCAGGTCTTGTACCTTTATCAAAAGCAATACAACAGTTTCTTGATCGTCATTGGAGACAAGGTAAACCAGGACCAAGGGCTGTTGCTGCTGTTAAGTTAAATCAATACCCTGATATAGATGTCGTTGCCTTTATTGCCTTCAAAGCAATCATTGATTGTGCTTCACAAGTTAAGACTGCAACCCAGACTGCTATACAAATAGGACATCTTTTAGAAGATGAACTTAGGTTTAGTGTCTTTGAACAGGAAGATGAAAAACATTTTACTGCTGTAAAAAAACATATAACTGATACAACCCATCCAAGATACCGAAGGAACATGATGATGGGTCACATGAGAAATAAAGGTTTTGTTTTTAAATCTTGGAGTAAAGAAGATAAGTTGCGTGTAGGCATGAAGATGATTGACCTGATGAAACAATCAGTAGGCATGATAAAGCTTGCAACTATCAGATCAGGTAAGACCATGAGAACTTATATTGAGTTTACTGAAGGTGCTATGGAGTGGATCAAGAAACAAAGAAAGAATAGATTTGCTGCCTATCCTATTTATATGCCTTGTCTTGAGAAACCTAGAGATTGGATCAGCACTACAGAGGGTGGTTATTACAGCAAAAGACTACGACACGTTAAGGCAATCAAGTCTAAGGATCTCGATTACTTACAAGAAGTATCAGAAAGAAAACCAACAGCGTTTTTTGCAGCGTTAAATGCTCTGCAATCAACGAAGTGGGAAGTAAATAAAAATGTTCTTGAAATTGCTCAGAGTTGTTGGGATAGAGGTATAGAAGTTGGATGCTTGATTGATGCTGAAACATTGCCACTACCTCCTAAACCACATGATATTGATACTAATGATGATGCAAGACTGCAATATAGGAAGGCTGCAAGTTTAATCCATGACCAAAATGCCCATGATCGAGCTAAAAGATTTCAATGCTTATCTTTGCTTGATACTGGACTGTATTACAAAGATGAAACCTTTTACCACGTTTATCAGGCAGATTTTACCGGACGAATTTATCCGGCTGCTGCTACATTTAACCCACAGGGAAATGATTTAGCTAGAGCCTTACATAGATTTGCTGAAGGCAAGCCAATAAAGAATGGAGAAGCTAAAAACTGGCTTGGTATTGCTGGTGCTAATCACTGGGGTATGAGTCGTTGCAGTTATGAAGAACGTATCGAATGGTCTGATACAGAAGGAGCAGCACTGGCAAGACAGGTAGCTAATAATCCAGAAGCGACTGTTAGTTTATGGAGTAAAGCAGAAGAACCATTCCAGTTTGTTTCTTGGTGTATTGAGTGGAGTGGCATGTTGGATGAAGGTTATGGGTATATATCAAAGCATCCTGTCCTGTTGGATGGCAGTAACAATGGCTATCAACACTTTGCAGCCATGACCTGTGATCAAGACCTTGCAGGTAAAGTAAATCTTATGCATTTTAATGAGATCCAAGATCTTTATAACGAGGTAAGAACAAAACTGATTGCTGATCTTTCTGACAGTGAAGAGCCTTTGGCTAAAGATTGGTATAAATATCAAGAAGTTATATCAAGAAAGCTAGTAAAAAAACCGATAATGATGATTCCTTACAGTGGTACTTTGTATGGTATCTGTTATGCAATCAAAGATTATATACATCAGCAGAATATACATTTGGATTGGCCGACAGATGACTTTGCACATAACTATTTCTTGGCAAGGAAGATTGTAGAAACTGTTAAAAAAGTATGCCCAAAGTCTTCAATCATCATGCAATATTTAACAGACATTGCCAAATGTTTTGGTAATGAAAGTAAAGTAATGAAGTGGAATACACCTTCTAAGTTTTATGTTAACCAGAATTATTACAAGCTTAGTAGTAAACAAATAAAGACCAAAATAGGCACTAGCACTATAAGATTGTCACTTACTGATGCTACGGATGAGGTAGATAAAAGAAAGACTAGTATTAGTTTTGCCAGTAACTTTGTTCATAGTTTAGATGCTGCTAATGTACATTTAGCATTGCATAAAAGTAAGCAGAAAGGTCTTACAAACTTTACAACTATCCACGATTGTTTTGGCTCTAATGCTGCTGACATCCAAGAATTTATATCCTGTGTGAAAGAATCTTTTGTAGAAATGTACACCGATAATGTACTGGATAATTTATATGACCAAGCTGTTCAGCAGTTAGATAAACCAAGAAGATTACCGACACCACCAGATCCAGGTGACTTTAATATCTGTGAAGTTCTTCTTGCTCCATATGTATTTAGCTGACAAAGGGGTGACAGATAAAAAATGTACGGTAATATCAATGTTACGTCTACCGCAGACGATTTTAAAAGAAACTTTAAAAAAACCTATCAAATGATTAAACCTGAAATTTGTAATTTCACTACACCAGTGTGCGTATTGCAATATGCGTGGTTAGTTGAACCAGACACTAAGTTTGATGCTGCTGGATTATGGCAAGTCGAATGTCTTATCGAACCAGAGAAAGCACAAGAACTTGAAGAACAACTTAATGGACTTCTTGAAAGATGGAAAGCACAACTAAAGGCTGCAAATCCTAATAAGAAATACAAGCTTGCACCTGCTCGCTTTGGTTATGAAGAAGTTGATGGTACTCCTTACTTTAAAATAAAAACAAAAATGAAAGGTGGTGGAGTAAGAGCAGATGGTACTCAATGGAAAAAAAGGCCACCTGTTTTATATAACTCTGATGGTTCTCCTATGTCAGAAGAACAAAGGCAAGCTGTAAACAAACTTGGACCAGGTTCAACTGGGCAAGTCAATATAAGATGTAGCGGATGGGAAGCACCAGCTTTCGGTGTCGGTATAAAGATCGAACCTGAAGCTGTAATCATTCACAACTTTGTTGAATATGTCAAAGATGCAAAAGGCTACGGCTTTGAAACAAAAGAAGCAACCCCAGAGGAAGCCCCTAAGGTCGCAGGTTTTGAGACAGTCTCTTCAGGGAGTGAATTTTAGAAGTAAATTTGAAGCTACAATAGCTGCAAGTTTAAACGCAAATAAAATTCCCTATGACTATGAAAAAATTGATCTTGAATACTGCATCATCGGGTCTTACAAACCTGACTTCATCTTTAAAAACTTTATCGTTGAAGCCAAAGGTTACTTCTCTCCTGAGGACAGAAGAAAGATGCTTGCAGTTAAGGAGAAACATCCCAGTTTAGATATACGTTTCTGTTTTCAGAACGCAAAAACAAAACTAAGTCGTGGCAAAAAGAGAAGCCTTACCTATGCTCAATGGGCAGAACGTCATGGGTTTCTCTGGAGTCATGGCTCCATCCCAGAAGAATGGCATGAACGACAAGAGTAAATATGTAAGAAAAACTAGCTGCTCTGAATGTGGCAGCAAAGATAACATGGCTATCTATGACGATGGACATGGTTATTGTTTCGGTTGTGGTCATACCTATCAACCACCAAAAGATAAACCCAGAAAGTCTTTTATTAAAACAGTGAAGAAACCTTTATTAAAATTTGTATCTCCAAGACCTTTACCGAAACGTGGCTTAACACAAGAAACTTGTGAAATGTTTGGCTATGGAATATCAGAACACAATGGTCAACCTGTACAAGTAGCTACCTATGAAGACAAGTTAGGTAGACAAGCAGCACAGCACATTAGATTTCAGAACAAAAAATTTATCTGGCTTGGTGATGTAGCAGAACTCCAGCTATGGGGTCAAAGGCTTTGGCGACAACAGAATACAGGTAATATGTTTGTCACCATTACAGAAGGAGAGATAGATTGTATGTCTGTTTCTCAAGCACAAGGTAACAAGTTTCCTGTGGTAAGTTTGCCATCTGGTTCACAATCAGCTAACAAGTACATAGCTGCGAATTTAAAATGGTTATCTCAATTTGTACGAATAGTAATCTGTTTCGATAATGATTCAGCTGGTCAGCTTGCTTCAGAGAAGGCAATTAAAATCTTACCTGCTGGCAAGGCAGCTATATGTAGACTCCCTAGAAAAGACGCTAATGAAATGCTCCTCGCAGGAGAAGGGGATGAACTTAGAAAACTTTTATTCCAAGCAACACCTGTTAGACCAGATGGAATACTTAACGCCAGTAATCTCTGGGGAGAACTAACAAAGAAAGGATCTAACAGCGTCTGTCCTTTCCCCTACCCAATGTTGGATCAGTTTACAAAAGGCTTTCGTAAAAGTCAGATGATAACGATAGCAGCAGGTAGTGGTACAGGTAAGTCAACTATATGTAGAGAACTGGCACATCACTTTCTTAAGAATAAACTGACGGTTGGTTACATTGCTCTTGAAGAGAGTGTACAAAGAACAATGCAGGGGATACTCGGTGTAGAGATGAATAAACCCCTGCACCTTGAGGATAATGTAGAAGAAACAGAAGGGTTGAAACAATCCTTTGACAGGTTGTTTGGTACAGAAAAACTATTCTTATATGATCACTTCGGATCTATGGACCCTGACAGGTTGATAGAACAGATCACTTACCTTGCAACAGCAGAAGGTGTAGATGTAGTGATATTGGATCATCTGACAATAGTTGTTTCTGGTATAGATAATGTAGATGAAAGAAGAGCTATTGATATTGCGTGTACAAAATTACGACAGGTCGTTGAATCTACTGGTATAGGTTTGATACTTGTCAGCCATTTAAGAAGACCACCTGGTCTTTCGCACGAACAAGGACAGACTGTAAGTACCTCTGACTTGAGAGGTAGCTCTGGAATTTTACAGCTATCAGATCTTTGTATCAGTGCTGAAAGAAATCAGCAATCGGAAAGCTATGCAGAAAGGGCAGAACTACAGCTACGAGTACTGAAGAACAGGCATACAGGGATGACAGGACCGATAGATAAATTATTGTATGACCAAAGCACAGGAAGACTTGTAGTGCCTATGTCCACTTACTTTGGAAACTAATGACTTTACTAATTGACGCTGATTGGCTTTTGTATTCTTCATGTTGTGCCTGTGAACAGGACATAAAATGGGATGACAATCTACACACTCTTCATGCTGATGAAAGAGATGTACATGAAATGATTGATGGCAGAGTCTCTTACTATCAGACTATTGCTGAAGGCGATAAGGATGTTGTTATGTGCTTTACTGAGTACCCGACATTCAGACATACGATATATCCAGAGTACAAAGCTAATAGAAAGAACAAAAGAAAACCGTTAGCCTTTAAAAAAATAGTAGAACAGGTAAGAGAAAAGTATCAATCAAAAAGCTTTGATGGGTTAGAAGGAGATGATGTTATGGCTTTGCTTGCAACATCTAAACAATACGACAACCCAATAATAGTTTCAGTCGATAAGGACATGAGGTCTGTACCTTGCACACTGCTTGCAGGTGATGACCTAGAACTTATAACCAAACGTAAGGCTGATCGACATTGGATGAAGCAAGCCCTTACAGGAGACAGTACAGATAACTATTTTGGTATAGATAAAGTAGGACCAGTAACAGCAGAGAAGATACTGGGAGAATCTAAAACACTAGAACAGATGTGGGAGAAGGTAGTAGCTGCGTATGAGAAAAAGAAATATGACTTTGCTGATGCTGTATTAAATGCACAGCTTGCAAGAATACTGAGAGATGGAGACTTTGATTACAAGACAGGAGAAGTATCTCTTTGGACTCCATAAAGAAAACACTGGCAACCTACGGGTATTTAGTCACCAGTGTTTTTGCTTAGTCAAAAAAAACCAGTAACTAATGGCGGTCAGCTACTGGTATTTCCGTGTTGTAATAGAAAGACTCTCCTATAACATCATCACCTTATCACATAAATTTAAACCTGCTATACTTTATTATCTAATTTGAACTACAATACTTATAAATCTTACTAATCATGTCATCTGAAAAGCTTCCTGTTATTACAGATGAACTGATTCTTGCTTTAAATCAAATCTTTCCTAATCGTCATCCTGATTTGTCATTAACTGATAGAGAGGTATGGTATAGGGCAGGGCAAAGGTTTGTTGTTGATTATCTTATTGAACAACAAGCCAGGCAAAAAGATACCATGCTCACCGAATCAGTCTTGGAGAATTAGCTATGTGCATTGGCAGACCTTCACCACCACCTTTACCAGAACCTAGACCAACAGCACCAAGGCCAGAGAGAACTGCTGAACGTGTAGTCGTTGGACAACAAAGGGCTGAAGGACAAAGAAGAAGAAGAACACCAACTCAAAGAAGCAGAAGAAGATTAGGTACATCTTCATTAAGAATCCCTTTATTAGACCAAGGGCAAATGGGAACAGGTAATCTAAGGTACTAATTATGTGTATAGGAGGAAGAAGCCAAGCTGTGCAACAAACACCAACTTTTCGTGATGCACCACCTGTAGTAACAGGGTCACAAACTGGTGTTGATAATCCTAAAGATACAAAAAAAGCAACAGAACAATTAAAAATTAAAAGACAAAAAAGAGAAGGAACTTATGTAGATCCAAATCTTGAAACAGTAGAAAATTTATTAAATACAAGTGGTGGAATGTCACAATCTGATCGAGCAAGGAGAACAGCAAATCAAGATAGAGCAAAACGTAACTTTAATAAAAGAAAATACTCTAGAGGTATTACAGGTCAAAAGACTAGATCAGCTTAACTATGGAATACTCAACACAAGGACAAACAGCAGCAGGTAGATATGCACAACTACAAAGTGCAAGATCTACCTTTGATAGAGAAGCAAAAGAATCATCAAAACTAACCATACCTAGTTTGATACCTGAGAGTACAACTGGTACAAGAGCTAAGATAAAAACTCCATTTCAAGCTGTAGGTGCTAGAGGTGTTAACAGTCTTGCATCTAAATTATTATTTGCTTTACTTCCTCCTTCAACTGCTTTTTTTAAACTAAGTATTGATAGTCTTGAACTGTTGAAACAAGGACAGGAAGGATTAGAAACAGAGATAGATAAAGGATTACGAACAATTGAAACAGCTTTGATGAATGAGATAGAGATCTCTAACGACAGAGTTGCAATGTTTGAAGCATTGAAGCATCTGATTGTTGGAGGGAATG